GGAGGCGTCCGTCCTCACCGACTTCTGCAACAAAAAATGCGCAACCTTGTTGCCGCAGGCGAGCAGGTCGGCCGGGTCCATGCCGGCGGCTTCGGTGGCGGTGATGCTCGGCGAGGTAATGCGTGGCAGCACCTTGAGCAGGGCGGCGACGTCGAGGTTCAGCAGGTCCACCAGGTGAACGCCACGCAGTTCGCCGGAACAAGGCTTGCGCAGGGTGAGGCTGTCGATCTGACTCTTGCCGCGCTGGATAGCGGTATCGAGGATGACAGTGTTGTCATCGACTGCCGGCAGAGCTTCGGTATTGGTTTCTTCGGTGTTCATGTGCTGCTCCAGGTAATGGATTTAGGGAGGGGTTCAAAGGCCGATGGCGGAGCGCTGTTTCTCCAGCATGTCCACGCCGTTGACCTTCTCGATGAAGTTGAGCAAGTCGATCTCGATGATTTCCTCGTTATCGACGATCAGCTTGTAGTAGGTGCAGGTGGTGGTGATGCTGTGTTCGGTGTCTTCGCCGGGCTGCGCGTCGCCCATCTCAATGGTTTCGTGGCGACCACGCAGCACAACTTCCACAGCACTGATTTCGCCGGTGTCGTCCTGCTGGAACGAGCCGGCGAAGCGCAGGGAGACGCCCGACGCATTCACCGCGCCGAACTGTTTGAGGGAAATCAGATCCAGCCCGCCGGTCTTCCATTCGAACTGGATACCGTCGTCTGAAAAGCCGAGGTCAGCCTTGACCGGGCCATTCATGCCGCCGCCCCGATAGGCTTCCATCTTGCGGCCGAGCGGGGGCAGGGTGACCGACTTGACCACGCCCACGTAGTTGTTGGCGTCGTTGAAGAGGTTCAGGTTTTTGAGTTTGCGTGGCATGGCCATGGCGGTGTTCTCCGGTACTCAGGCACGGGTTGACTCCCCTCGGGGGAGTCCCGGCTCAGCTGTTTACTTTGGCGGCGAAGTTGATGAGATAGCGGTCAGTGATGCGCTGGCGCAGCGTGAGATCTTCCAACGGTGGTACAGGCGTGTAGTCGTAGTCGATGTACAGCTTGCCGGCCTTGAGGGTGTCTTTATCGTTGACGTCTTCCGGGTACCAGCAACTGCCGCCAAGCAGGTAGCCGTTTGCTGTCAGCTCGCGGAACTTTGCGTTGTTGCTCTCGATGATGTCGCGCACCAGGGAGGGGTTCATGGGCTTGTCGATGGCCCACATCTGCGCCTCGGCCATGGTGTCGGCGAGGATCTGCGCGGTGCGGGTGTAGTTCTCGAAAGCAAACAGCGGATCGTCGCTGCAAGTGCGACTGCCCCAGAACCGGAAACCGCTTTCATTGATCAGGGTGGTGACTTCGTTGCCGTTGAGGTAATTGGCATCGGTGGCTGGGTTTTGCAGATCCCAGAACACGTCGGCGCTGATGCCGGTGACACCGTTCACTGCAACGTTGGACAGGGTTTTGTGCCAGCCCACTTCCTGATCGATCTTGGCGCGTAACCCGAGGGCACGGGCGACGGCCGAGGCGTTTACGGTTTTGTTGGTTGCGGTATCCCAGTTCTGGAAATCGGGCCAGATCACCATCACTTCACGGGCACCGAAGTTCTCGCGATAGGCGACCGCTTCTTCCTTGGTTTTGCAGTCCCAGGCACTGACGTAGTTGAAGGCGCGTAACTGCTGGCCGATGCTGACCAAGGCGGTGGCTACCGGTTGGCTGTCGAGGCCTGGCACGCCGAGGATACGCGGCACCATGCCGACTCTGGCCTTGGCAGCGAGCAACGCTTTCATACCGGTGTATTTGCCATCGGCGGTGGTGGTACCGATCAGTGCTGAGGTTGTTTCTGCCTCGGTAGCACCTTCCTTGACCCGAACCACGATGGTGTAGGGTTTGGTTTGGTCGGCAATCGCTTGCAGGCTGATCGCGAGGGTGCCCTTTACGCCTGCCTTGGCAATGGCGGTCTGCACATTGGTCAGCAGTACCGGTGTGTCCAACGGAAAGAACGTGGCATCAGCATCGTCTGCCGTGCAGACCAGTCCGATGACGGCGGTGGGGATGGTGCGAATGGGGCGGGTGCCGTCGTTGAGTTCGAGCACCCGCACGCCGTGAAGATAATCGGCCATGGTTTTGCCTGCGCAGTAAATGGGATGACAGTGCACAGGCTGCCGCGCGCGCGCCGGATCGGCGAGCGTGCGGGTTTGTAGTCAGGGGAATTACAGCGTGTAGCGGATTACTGGATGTTCTCGGTAAGCCATTCAGGCTCGGTAGGTCGATGCTCGATCAATGGAAACTGCGAGCCTTGTGGCCAGTCACGAAGCTGACGCCGGTAAGCTTGCAACTCGGTGTACTGCTCCGCTGTTAGAGTGGTCGAACTGCCTTGCTCGATCTCATCGCGGTGACGCGATACCAACGGATCGGTAAGGATCAATTGTCCGTCCCGCCAAGCACGCTCGATTGATTCCAGCGCCTCGACATCCAGGGGCGGCGGGTCTATCGCAATCGGATAACCGTCAGGATCGGGGACAATCAATTTTCCATTACTCTGCGCGGCTACCAGGTCCGCGTGAAGTTCATCTGTGATTTCCCTGGCTCCGTTCGGAATTATGCAGCCAGGACTTCCCATTTGCCCATGAGTGTCCGAGTCAAAAAAGCCACCCCGAGTATCATCGATACGACTGTAAAACTTGCCCATGCTCAATACCCGATAGCGATGTAGTCAAAGTAAAAGTTGGCGTTCGATCCTCTGGAGATGGTGGCTCCAGATTTATCCCGCCCGTTATGTGAAAACGCAGATCCAGACGTTGACCACGGCGTAATCACCAGACCGACACAGGCATTGGGAAACGAGACCGGAAACGTCAGCGGGATGGCTGTCGCGGTGGAAGCGTTAGCGATATTCCCCGCTTTAATGATCAAGCCGGGCAATTGCTGATTCGCCGTAGAAGGCGCGGTTACAGCGGCGAACTCCGGGGCGTACTTCAACGCCGACATCCCATCCTCGACAACCCATTGGCTGTTACCCGCCGTGACTACAATGGTTGAGGTTGACTGGAGCGTCACCGACGTCAGCGCACCGCTGTTGAACGCCGCAATAATATCTGTGCCTTGCCGAACGACGGTGACGACGCCCGGTGTTGTGTTGAACAGATAAAACTTGGCTCCGGTGGGCACGGAACCAACAGGCGGAAGGGTCAGTGTCCCAGACGCAGCGATCACGATGCGGTGCCCAGCGTATGAGGCATTCATTGTCGCGGGCAATGCCGCAATATCCACACGCCCAGCGAAGTTCCCCTGCGCCCGTTGCGCAAATTCCGTCGTGGCGATCTTCAGCGAGCTATCGAATAGAAGCGGCGTGTTTGCTGTCGGATTGATTAGCGCTGGGGAATTGATCGGTGCTAGGCCTTGCGTCACGTTCTGAAATGTCAGCGCCGTGGTGCCCAAAACAATTGTCCCGTCGGTGACCAACTGCCAACGAGTGTCGGCCAAGGTCGTACCTTGTTCGACTGATACCAGCAACGCGGAAGTGACCTCGGCGTTGACGTCTGCATCTGCCGCACGCGTCCAGCTGCTGGCCGACGCTACCCATATGCCGTTGTCCTTGGCTGCGGCTTGATTCTTCACCAATACCCGGTCCCCGGTCGCCAGCAACACGCCGTCAACGATCTGAAGCCCGGCGAGCGCGATATTGGCCGTGGTTGCAGCGCGTACTGATTGCTTGTTATCGAGCTTATTCAACTCTTCCAATATGCGCGTATCGACGTATTCACGGGTCGCCAGTACAACCGACGGATCAATCTTCAACTGAATGTTCGACGTGCCGCTGGTGATGACGTGCATGCGCACAACCTGGTTGCGGCCCGACCCTTGTGCGAGCAAGGGCTTATAGCTTGGCGCCACGTTGGCCACGGCTGAGAACACGCCATCCTTATCTTCGAGCGCTAATTCGCGGATCCACCATCCGCCAACGTCCGGCGGTAGCACCAGTTCAGCGATCAGGACGTTGTCGTCTGTTGGGGAAACGCGCAGCTGATTGAGCTGGGCGCGGTACCGCTGATTGATCAGCTTGGTTTGCGCGGGGCTGGGCACGGGGTCGGTGCCGTTGGCGTCGCCGATCAGCATGTAGCGCGGTTCCCACGGAATGCCGAGGGCGTCGCAATTGGTTTTCTTGGCGGCGCCCAGCGTGGTCAGCATGCCGCCGAAGATAGAGTTCTGATCAACCATGAGGGTAAACATCCAGTTCGTCGAGGGTGTAAAGGCTCACGCCGCTGTAGGCCCGGATCGGGACATCGATGTCCGGGTTGTTCCAGGGGTACACGTCGATCTCATCGCCGTCATAGACCGCAAAGCCAGCGAACGCGTCGAGTTGGGTTTCAAGGACAATATCCAGGCCGGTCAGGTGCCGGGTCAGGGGCTTGGCGTCATCGATCAGCCACACCAATTCCTGATACATCGCTTCGGTGATGCCGGAGTCGAGGACGCCGATGCGCAAGGCGAACGTACCGGGCGTGCCAGGTGGAACGGTCTGCCACCACTCGGCGACCTCAATCAGATAACCAAGAGGCTCGACCACCCGGCGCAGGGCGCCGATGGTGCCCTTGTGCGAGTGGACGTAGTAGGCCGCGCGGCACGCAGCGCGCTTCGCGGCTTCCGGCCACTTGCCGTCCCAGCGATCTACCGAGAAAGCCCAGGCCAGGTACGGCAACAGGGGGAGGGGACACTGGTCAGGGTTGTAGAGCGTGCGCAGCGGAATCGGCACGCGTTGGATTTCTGCCAAGGCCTGCGCGGCTTGGCGTTCCAGTGGGGTCGAGTTGCCGGGTAGCAGTGGCTGGTAGGTCATTATTCAACCCCCAGCGTCAGTTCAACGCTCGTGCAATACGGCGCCTGGTACTTGGTGGCGACGATGTCTTCCCAGTCCTCCAGCACTACTTTGCGCACGCCCTCAACATGCAGCGCGGCGTGCACGATCGACTCTGAAACCTCCAGCGCTAGGCGTCGGCGTTGGTGCACGAATTTGAGTAATTGGGCTTCTGCAGCGGCGAGGACAAGTTCGGTTTCCGGTCCGTTGCTGAGCGGGTAGATCTTGGCCTTGATCTGATAGTTGATGATCTCCGCGCCTTGCACGGTCAGACGATCCGCAACCGGTCGGCGGTCATCGTCGCTGAGATAGGCCTTCACCTTATCGAGCAGTGCCTGTGACGCGGTACCGTCGCCCAGCACGGATTGCACCGTAACCACAGCCTCGGCCGGCGCCGGGCTTTCGGCGGTGGCGTCGGCGACCTGACCGTCAGCAGAGCGAGCGTGGAAGATGTAGCTATTGCGTGGGCCGGCGGTGCTGAGGCCTTCCCATGCCATCTGTGCCCGTTCGCGCAGGCTATCGTCACTTTCCATCAGCTTGGGGAGCGGCGGCACGGCTGTCGGATTTGCAGCCTGAATCACCAGGCGCTTGACGGCGAAATTGGCGGCGAGCTGTTCGAGGTCGGTGCCTTTGGCCAGGGCGAGCATGTTGGCGACGGAGGCTTCGTTGACCCGCTGCCGCCAGATGATTTCGCGGTAGGCGTTTTCCTCAAGCAGTTTGGTCAGCGGCTCCGACTCCATGTTGAGGCGTGCAGCGATCTCGGCTTGTTCCTCCGCAGGCCAAAGACTGACGGCGTAGGCCTTACGCTCGGCGAGGATCTGCTCGTAGTCGATCTGTTCGACGATCTGCGGCGCCGGTAGTTGGCCGAGGTCGATGGCGACGAAAGTGTTCATACGCTGCCCCCCAGTTGCAGAGGCACGCTCAGGCTCAGCGGCTGGTTGTTGTCGACAATGGTGCCTTCGAACACCAGCGACGCTTGGCCCTGAAGGTTCGCGCCGATGAACTGGATACGACTGAGGCTGATGCGGGTTTCCCAGCGCATCAGGGCCATGACGGTGGCGGCGTAGACCTGCAAGCGGGTGAAGTCGTTAAACGGCTGATCCACCAACTCAGGGAGCAGGCTGCCGTATTCGCGGCGCATGACGCGGGTGCCTATGCGAGTGGTCAGGATGTCGGTGATCGACTGGGCGATGTGTTCGACCAGGCCGAGGGCTGCGCCGGTTTCTCGGTTCATACCGGCTTCTCCGTTTTCGCACCGCCGGGCATGACACCGCCGTGCAGGTGCTTCACCAGACTGATGCCGGCCGCGATGACGTCTTCGGACGCGGTGACCGTGCCGGTGATGTTCTGGTTGCCGGTCTGGGTGTAGTCGCCCTCATGCGTAATCGGGCCAACGATGTGGATGCCTCCGGTGCTGACTAGGTTGGTGGTGCCGCCTTCGGCCAGCGTGGCGTTGAGGTGGTGTGCGACGCTGTCGTACTCGATGACGGTTCCGTCACGGTAGGTCGTGCGGTGCAGGCCTTCGCGGTCGCCGTTGGCCGGCATGTTGTCGCTGAACAAGCCGGTCAGGACCACGCCGTTGCCGAGTTGGCCGGAGGGGCTGAAGAGGATGACCTGTTCGTCAACGGTCGGCGGGTTCCACTCGCGGTCGGCACCGGCCCGCGCGGCTATCCAAGGGAGCCAGCCCGTGGTCAAGGTGCCGGTTTTGACCTGCACGCGCGGAGGCTTCACCTGGACGGCAGCGATGGTGCCGAGTCGGATGAGGTTTTCGATCAGGCGGGCGAGGGTGGCTAAGTCGTTCATACGCCGATGGTGGCTCTACGCGTGCGCAAGCGCAGCTCTGTCAACTTGTAGCAAGCTTGGTTACAGTCCAGTAATGTGCTGCTGTGACGGACGGGTCAACCACTCTCAACGGTTCAGAAATCAAAGGAATGTAAATGAAATATATCTCACCATCTATAGAAGAAACTGCATTCAACTGTCCGCACTGTGGGGCATTAGCTAAACAGTTTTGGTCAAGTGTGTTCATTGACGTACATTCCGAAGATAAACCGCTTCCTAGACTTATTGATAAGTCTTTTCTTGATGATTTGGATCTTGGCGATATAAAGGATTCTGCTGAGCGAGAAAGACTTCATTCTTGGTTTGTACGGTTGGCAGGAGGCGCGCCTTTTATCGATGTTAAGGATGATGGCACTTATTTGAGGCGTCAAATTAAGAATTGCAATATTAGTAACTGTTTTAACTGTCAGAAAATTTCGATTTGGATCTACGATAAATTAATGTATCCAGTTGTTGGGGGTGTTGTTCCTGCCAATTCCGATATGTCTGAAGATATTAGACGTGATTATGAAGAGGCTGGATCGATTCTAAATCAGTCACCTCGTGGGGCTGCAGCGCTTTTAAGACTTGCCATTCAAAAGCTTTGCAAGGAACTCGGACAGCCTGGCGAGAATATTAACGAAGATATTAAGTCACTTGTTGCAGCCGGATTGGATGCAAGAGTTCAGCAATCGCTTGACGCCGTCCGCGTGATTGGTAACTCAGCTGTCCATCCTGGGAAAATTGATATTCGGGATGATCGTGCAACTGCTGAAGCTTTATTCAAACTTCTTAATTTGATTGTTGATAAAACTATTTCCGAACCCAAGCACATTAAAGAAATATATGAATCGTTGCCTGAAAACCTCCGGGAGGCGATTGCTAAACGCGATACCCCTAAGTCATGAAGTGCTTGTCAAATGTGCCAGGAGGCTGTCGCGGATCGAGTCTATATCCTCGTCGACGAAGCCAAGTATCTCTCGTTGTTCGTACCTCACATCCGGTGCACCGCGTTCGGCCCTGTCTTTCAAACCGTACTGGTGCACCCTGGAGATTCGGGCGATTCGTCCTGTAAACCCGACGCTAATATTGTTTGCGTCGCCTTTAACTTTCAAAAAGCTCGCTGTGCGCAGCTTCTGAAACATCTGCACCTTTCGCTTCACCCGTCCTTGTTTCCCCCGCAGGTTGCGCTGCTTTCGCGGCGCGTATTTGCTGCCATCGGGGTTCTGCTGAGCAATGATTCGTTGCTGCTGGCTGCGCCTTAAAGCCTGGCCAACGCTCCGAGCCAACTTATTGCGCGCCGCCGGTTCAAGCTGGCCAAGCAATCCCGCCGCCCAGTCTTCCAGCGCTTCCAATCGGTTTGTCATTGCGGCAGTACCCACTCGCTACCAGTACCTTGGGCGCCAGGTATCCAGTTCGGATCGAGAAAGTCAGCAGCTCGTTGCGGTTCGCCGGGGTGTCGAATGGTGGTGTTGCCCTGGTCATCCTTGCCCACCACCACACGCTCGGTCAGCGGCAGTGTCAGGCTCATATCCACTTTGCTGTTGTCGAGAATGTCAGCCTCGAATTGGATGCCATCAGCGGACTTGCTCAGGTTCTCCAGCAGTTCGGACTGATGGACGCTTAACCACCCGAGCAGCGGCAACATGACGCTATCGGGGTGGCCGGCGAAGTCTGTGAGGATGACCTGCAAATCGAAGCTGTACTCGAACGACAGCGTCTGCGCGGCGGTACAGCGGATCTTGCCGTTGTCGATGAAGATCAACAGTCGGTCGGGGTTGTGCTTGAGTTCGGCCACGGTGGCGAGCAGGTGCGCTTTCAGGCTGTCGGGCTTGTTCATGGTCGGGCCTGCTGGTGCTGGTAAACCATGTCCACCTGGCTCGCACAGTCTGCCCACGCGGCCTCGACGCGATCCTGATCGGTCAGCTGATCGCCGTTATTGCGCGGGCTGGTCGCCGGTAGGGTGCAGGGCACCACGGCTGGACAGCCACTGACGATAAGCGTCGGCGCCGGTGAGGGCGGGGCGCTCGCGCAGCCGGCGAGCAGCATCAGGCAAAAGCTGTGCAGCCCAGTTACGTAGATCGGCGTTTTCACGTTTCAGAGCCTCGATGGTGAGTTCGCGCTTTGCCAGGCCTTGGCGCAGTTGATTCTGTTGCGCGCGCAGCGTGGCCTGGGCGTTGCGCTCCTGTTGCAGGGTGTCGCGCAACGCGTTGGCGTTGGCGAGGTTGTGTTCGGCTTGTTCTTGAGCGCGGCTGGCGTCTTGCTCGGCCAGTCGGGTGTCCTTGTTCGCCCCGCTGATGCGCAGCTCCTGGCTCCAGACCAGCAGTCCCAGAGCTGCAAGCAATGCAACGCCGAGCAAGGCTTGCCGCAAGATGGTCACGCCCGGTACCAGCCGAGCTGGTTCATGTCGCCGATGTCCATGTGCTGGATCGGGCCACGAATGATGATGACTTTACGCTGAGGGTTCTGGATGCGGAGCGCGTCGCGCAGTTGCACCATGTCCTGCTGATCGCTGTCCTCTGGCACCACCAGCAGGTCGCCGTCTTGGACATTCAGCCGCTGCACCGCGTCGAAGTCGATCATGCGGCCACCGCCTGCCCACAACCGCAGTCATCGTGCCGCTCATAGGCGCGCTGGAGTTTGATGTCGTACAGATTTCGCTGGTAGTCCGGCCCGTTGTAGAGCTTCGCAAACTCGGCCCATTTGCGGCTCTTCAGCGCCTTGTGCAGCACCGGGTCGGTCTCGATGAAGCGCACGAACGCATCGAACTGCTGCGACTCGTCGGTGCTCATGGCAGCGACAAAAGCCTGCACGCTGCTATAGCCCAGGCGCTGCCAGTGAAAACCCATGATCTGGAACGCCCCCCAAGAGGCGGACTCCAGCGCGGCGGTGTCATCGATCAAGCGAGCGGTTGCCAAGCGCTGGTGTTCGGCGCTGCCGCCGGCATAGCCACCCGATTTCGGATTAACGATTGCAGGGTTGGTCGCGGCCAACTGGTCAGCGTGTAGTTTCAACGCTGCCGGATCGTCGCCTTCATGCCGCACCTTCGACAGTTGGCGATACATGATGTGTCGTTCGAACAGAATCACCGGCTTGCCATTGTCGAGGAAGCCATTACCCTTCGACTCGACTTCATTGACGGCGCAGACGCTGGCCAGCGGCACGCCGAGACGTTCGGCGGCGTTGACCAGGTCGGTGTTTCTCAGCAACTGCTGGCAATCATTACCGGCGAGTGCGGCCAGCGTTTTGTTGCCGGCGACTCCGTCGACGACCAGGCCGACTTTGAACTGATAAGCGCGCACGGCGGCCTCTGTGGCATCGCCGTAATCACCGTCGATTTCCAGCTTGGCGCCGTGTTGGTTGAGGATCTTTTGCAGGGTACGCACCGCTTGCGAGCGATCCCCATGACGTAAAATCGTGGTCATGTGTTGGCCCTCAGCAGGTGGGTAGGTTATTGCTGGTTGCTTCGGAACAAAACCGCCGAGCCTCGGCTCTCGCGACTTCCTGCATGGTCGAATTTCCTCCGGCCTCCCAAGGTACGAAGCCCGGTTTTTCTGCCCAGCTTTCGTAGATGCGGCGAGCGTCGGCTTCGATCTGCAGCACTGCTGAGTCGTCTGGGCATTTGGAAAGTTCTGCTTCAAGCGCCTGGTTCTTAAGGCGATCGAGAAAGCTGCACATCTGTAACTGTGTGTGCTTGATTCGGTGTTTGCCGCTCTCACAAATTGTCAGAACTTCTGCTCGGAATTTCTCAAGTTGCTCGACTCGTTGCACAAGCGTTTCGTGCGTACTTTTCATGCTGCCTCCTCGGGGAAATAGGGCGCTCATAGCTGTTCTACCTTGCGGGTGAAAAACTTCCTTGCTGCGGCGCGGGTACCTTCGACGCCCAGAAGGCCGATGGCGCCGCCGAAGAATGGTGCGGTCGAGACGGGTATCCCCAGCAGCGACAGCCCGTGGCTGACGGAAACGGCGAGGGCACCGCAGAGCGGCGCTTCGATCAGCATCCGGCGCCAGGTACCACCACCGTAAATGACGCGAAGCCCCGCGATGACCAAGGCCAACAAGCCGGCATATAGGGTGGGCCAGTTCTGTTCGAGCCAGGCGGCGAGCCAAGCCCAGGTGTCGGGACGGTCAGGCATGCGTTTCATTCCATGATCCAGAGTGGTTGGGTTCAATGGCGTGGTGCGGGCGCTTCAGTCCCATAGGTTCACCATCTGCCGTTGCGGGGCGGCGGCTTGGGCTTCTGGCATTTGCACCAGGAGGCCTTGCGGTAAGGTCGGGCCGTGGTCGGCGAGTCCGTGGTTGGCTTCGAGTACTGCTTCGGTCACACCGGCGGTGCGGCCGTAGTGACGCCAGCACAGGGCATCGACGGTGTCGCTCTGCTGGGCACGGATGCTGACGGCCATCAGATCAACTCCACGGTGGTGCGGCCGAGGCCGAGGAAGTCACGCACGGCCCAGCGCTGGTCGCGGCGCAGTTCGTCGATGCTCGGGGTCAGTTCTTCGGCGTTTTGGTTGCCGCTGTTGGTGCTGTCGTAGGAGCGATAGCGCTCGCAGATTTCCGCACCGGTCGCGGCGTAGATCGCCCGCTGATAGAGGTGAACGAGTTCAGACTTGTCTTCGATCTGCTCGGCCGGTACGTCCGCAAGCGTGTCGTAGCCTTCGGCCCGCTTGGCGCGGCGCCATGCAGCGAACTCGCGGTTCACGCTGATGGCGGCGGCGATGGTCGCGGTTTCCAGACGGATCGGCGTGACGCTGGAGTCGATGCGCAAAGTGCCGCGCACGTCGTCGAGGTCGATCGATGGCCAGAAGGGGTCGGTGTTGATGTGGCCGCTGGGGGCCGGAGTAGTGCTGCCGCCCGCTACGAATCCGCTCATGAATCTGCGCTCTGTTGTAGGTCGCCGGTGGTCGGGGCTTCACGTTCAGGAGGAGCGGCCTGGCCGATCCGCCCCGAGCCGGCGGGGTGCGTGGGGACGCTCGGTTAGCTGCCAGCGGCAGCGAGTTTGTTGAGCAGGCGTTCGGCCCGCTCCAGATCCTTTTTGCCACCGCAGGCGTCGTGCAGATCAATGGCTTTTTTCAGCAGGTCGATACCTGCTTGCACTTGACCAGGTTGGCCGGGTTTTTCGTCGGTGATGCCTTCCAGCGTTGCGCGGCCCATGGCGAGGAACAGCTTGGCGCGTGCCTGGTCCGGCATGTCTTCGGCGTCGGTCAGTTCAGCGGTGCGGTGCAGGATGGCCAGGTCGAACGGTTCGCCGACTTTCTGCGCCTTGAACGCGGCGGTCGCGACTTCTTCTGCTACCAGGCAGCCCAACGTGCGGGCGAAGCGATCTGGCATGACCATCTTGTGTTGCAGCACGTACTGGGCGATGTCTAGGCCGCCGGTGAAGTCGCCGGCATCGAAGCGCCAGACCATGATGGTGGTCAGCACTTCGTCTTGGGCGCCTTGGCCGGCGTCCAGCACGCCTTGCACGTAGGGGATGTATTCGGGCAGCAGCTGACGCTTGAGTTCGGCCTTGCCTTGGTTCGATTGCACCTGTTTCAGGCGCAGGCGGTCTTGCAGCAGCTGGTTGAGCTGATGTTCGTAAGCCGTGGCGCCGGCCATGGTTTGAGTCGGCTCAGTCGCTGCCGCCTCGATGGCGGCAGTAACTCGTTGGAAGTGCTGTTTGGCGAGGCTGCTGGCCATGGCTTAAGCCTCAAGTTCGATATTTTCGATCAGGCAGCCGAGGCCGTAATCCTCGACGACGTAGGCGTCGTTGCTGGATTCGTAGTTCTCGATACGGTTTTTTTCCGGCGCCTCTTTCACGTAGCGACGACGCCCGCCGATCTGCCAGTAGATGGCGAGGTTGGCCAGTGAGGTGATCAACGCTGCACCGTCCGGCACATACGGGACTTCGACCGGTTGCTTACCGCCCATGCGCTTTTGCGACAGGATCATATCGGTGGCCAGCTTCTCGGATGCCGGCTGTTCCTTGTTGATCAGCGGGAAGTATTTGTCGTGCACCAGGTTGCTGCCGAGGATGACCACGATGCCCGGGTCCTTGCGGTGCCACGGGTCGATCAGGTTGGCGACGGCGTCGAACACCAGGGCGTCGAGGTTGTTGTAGTCCGCGCTTGCGCCTGTACCGATGACGATCTTGCCGGCAGCCTTACCGTCCTTGAGAACGCGGGCAGGGGCATTGGTGCGGTACTGCTGAAGCCAGCCGATGTTGACGTCCTGCAGCAGTGGGTTGGCCTGACGGTCGGTGGTGGCGGCAGCGCTGACGCCGTTGAAGCCGACCATGATGCGGTCGAGGGCTTGGCGCTTGAGAATCGCGTCGCGCAGGCGTGCCTGGAAGTCTGGAAACTTCGCCCATGCGTCGAGCTGCGCGTAGCGGATCGCGGTGTCGAAGTCGGTGTGCTTGGCTTCGTAGCCTTTCTTGTCCAGCGACGACACGTCGCGAGGTTGGCGCACACCATTGCCGGTGGTGTCGGTGCGGCCGGCGATAGTGCTGCTGACGCCAAGACCAACTTTTTCGCCCTGCAGCTCATCGACGCCGATGATGCCGATCTGGCCGAGGAATTCGCTGGATTCCTGCATGCGGGTTTCCAACGTTTGCTGCACGGTCGGATCGACCGCGAAGGTGGCGGCGGTCGAGGACACGCCGTTGAGGCGTGCCAACTGGCTCAGGTAAGCGTTGAAGTGTTCGCGAGTGTCGTTACGCATGGATATCGTCCTTCGTTGATCGGGGCTGTGGGTGGGCCGACTGTCAGCAGTCGGTCATGACCTTGTTGTCGCCACCGGTTACCGGAGGGCGGGTCTTTTGGTTGTGGTCTTGGGTGGTGGAGAGCTTGCCCTTCAACTCGGTGAAGTCCTTGCTCAGTTGATCAAGCTTGGTGCTCAGGCCTGCGGAGAATTTCTTCTCGGCGGCGAGTTGGTCAGGCAAATCTTTGACGTGCACGGCCACGGCTTCGACGGCCTCACTGATCTGCGAGAACTCGGCGTCATCCTTGGCCTGTTTGCCGCCCAACAGGGCTTGTACCTTGCTGAAAAGCTGGGCGCCGAGGCTTGGTTTGTCCTCGATTTCCTCGAAGGTCAGCTCGGTCTCAAGCGCTTCGGTGAACATGGAGGTTGCGGAGTAGTGGCGATCCTTGAACGGGCTGACGTCGGGTTTCTGTGCTGAGAACGCCAGGACGTCGGTACCGAGGCTGGCCGGTGAGTCGGTGACCGCCAGACCGACGATGTAGGCCTCGCCGGTGTCGGCGAAGCTGTCATCGATTTCGATGGACGTGTAGATCTTCTGTTTCGCCTTGTTCATGGCGATCAGGTCGGCGGTCGGCTCGACCTGCGCGAACAGGGCCAGTTTTTTCTGGCCGTTCACGTCCACTTCTTCGGTTTTCACGGCCAGCACATCGCCGTAGGCCTTGAACGGGCTGTCAGGCAGCAGGCTGCGGAAATGCTCCAACCAAATGCGCGCGCCGTAGGTGGCGGGGTTGAAGTTCTTCGCGGCTTGCTCCAGCCAGCTGCGTTTGATGGTGCGCTTGTCCGAGGTAGCGCCCTCGACGGCGACGCGGAACCAGTTGCTGCGAAATTTCTTCATGCGAGGAATCCTCATTGCTTGGGGCGCCTGCTGGTGGCTGAGCAGTGCGTTGCGATGAGGGGCATGGTCGTGACGCGCGCGAGTTGCGGCAACGAGGCGGGACTGTAAGGGCGGGGGCTACAAGGGGCGGTGCTATTGAGTCGCGGTCGCGGGCGGCAGCATCGCGGCCATGACTACGACCGCACTGCTGCCCATCGATCCCCGCCGCCAATCCAAGTTTCTCTACTGGATGGGTTGGCGCATCTGCGAGATTGCCGAGGCTACGGGCGAAAAGGAAAAAACGCTACACAGCTGGAAGGCCCGCGACGAGTGGGATCGGGCCGACAACGTCGAGCGAATTGGTGGGGCGTTGGAAGCGCGGCTTGTGCAGTTGATCCTGAAGGACAACAAGAGCGGCGGCGACTTCAAAGAGATCGACCTGCTGCACCGGCAGTTGGAGCGCCAAGCTCGGATCCAGCGCTTTCAAGGGGGCGGTACCGAAACCGACCTTAATCCGAACCTTGCCAAGCGCAACGCCGAGCCGAAGAAAAAGGCCGTCAAAAACGAGATTGATGAAGACCAGATCGAGCTGCTGCGCGAGGCCTTCATCGATGGCTGTTTTGACTACCAGAAGGACTGGTACCGCGCCGGCAATCAGCGCACACGCGTCATCCTCAAAAGTCGGCAGATCGGCGCGACGTACTACTTCGCCCGCGAGGCGTTCATCGATGCGCTGGACACCGGGCGCAACCAGATTTTCCTGTCGGCTTCGAAGAACCAGGCCTACCTGTTCCGGGGCTACATTCAGGCGTTTTGCCGCGAAGTGATCGGCGTTGAACTGACCGGTGACCCCATCGTGTTGCCCAACGGCGCCGAGCTGTTTTTCCTCGGCACCAACGCCCGCACTGCCCAGGGCTACCACGGCAATTTCTACTTCGACGAATTCTTCTGGACGTTCAAATTCGAGGAATTGAACAAGGTCGCCTCGGGCATGGCGATGCACAAGAAGTGGCGCAAAACCTACTTTTCCACGCCGTCGAGCATGGCTCATGAGGCGTACACCTTCTGGACGGGCGAGCGCTTCAACAAGGGCAAGCCTGCTGCGCAGCATACGAAGGTGGACGTTTCCCACGGCTCATTGCAGCAGGGCCGATTTTGTGAGGATCGGCTGTGGCGCCAGATCGTCACGATTCTGGATGCGGAGCGGGGCGGGTGCGACCTGTTCGACATTGAAGAGCTGCGCCGCGAATACAGTCCCGAGGCGTTCGCCAACCTGCTGATGTGCGAGTTCGTCGACGACGGCGCGAGCATCTTCCCGCTGACCCTTTTGCAGTCGTGCATGGTGGACAGCTGGGTCGAGTGGGCCGAGGACTACAAACCCTTTGCCATGCGCCCGTTTGGCGATCGACAAGTCTGGATTGGCTACGACCCGGCCGAGACGGGCGACTGTTCCGGCATGGTCGTGGTCGCGCCGCCCCTGGTACCGGGCGGCAAATTCCGCATCCTCGAACGCCACCAATTCCGGGGCATGGACTTCGCCGCACAAGCCGCGTTCATCAAAAGCGTCTGCGACCGCTACTGGGTGACCTACATCGGGATTGACGTGACCGGCCTGGGCAGCGGCGTGGCCCAGCTGGTGCGGCAGTTCTTCCCGGCGGTGACCACCTTCAGCTACTCGCCCGAAGTCAAAACCCGCTTGGTACTCAAGGCCTACGACGTAATCCACAAGGGCCGGCTCGAATTCGATGCTGGCTGGACCGACATGGCCCAGTCGCTGATGGCGATCCGCAAGACCATCACCGCCGGCGGACGCCAGTACACCTACACCGCCGGCCGCAACGACAACACCGGCCACGCCGACCTGGCCTGGGCGCTCTTTCACGCATTGCACCACGAACCGCTTGAGGGGCAGACCACTGCCAACACCGGGCGCATGGAGATTTACTGATGACCGAACCACTCGCCAGCCAGACGTTGCCCGCGACGACACCCGCCACTGGCGCGGGGACTCAGGTGTTTTCCTTTGGCGAGCCGACGCCGGTGCTGGGTGGCCGGGAGGTTTTCGATTACCTGGAATGCTGGTTCAACGGGCGGTGGTATGAGCCGCCGCTGTCATTGGATGGACTAGCCCGGTCGGTGGGAGCGAGTGTGCATCTGCATTCCGGGTTGATGTTCAAGCGCAATCTGTTGAGCAAGACATTTATCCCGCATCCGCTGCTGTCGCGGGCTTCGTTTGAGCAGTTTGCTTTGGACTTTCTGTGCCTGGGCAATGGCTACCTTGAAGGGCGCCGCTCGCGGTTGGGCGGGGTGCGCAAATTGGAAACGCCGTTGGCCAAGTACATGCGCGCTGGGCCGGAAGGGCAGTTCTATCAGGTGCGTGGGTGGAAGGACGAACACGCCTTTGACCAGGACAGCATTTTTCACCTGCGTGAGGCGGATCTGCACCAGGAAATTTATGGACTGCCGGAATGGATCAGCGCGTTGCAGTCGGCGCTTTTGAACGAGTCGGCGACGTTGTTTCGGCGCAAGTATTACGAGAACGGGAGTCATGCCGGGTTCATCTTGTACATGACGGATGCGGCGCAGACCGAGGCGGACATTGACGCATTGCGTAAGGCTCTGAAGGAATCGAAGGGGCCAGGCAATTTCCGGAATTTGTTCGTCTACTCGCCGACCGGCAAGAAGGACGGGATCCAGCTGATCCCCGTCAGCGAGGTCGCGGCGAAGGATGAATTCAACTCGATCAAGAATCAGACGCGGGATGACGTGCTGGCAAACCTGCGGATTCCACCGCAGCTGATGGGAATTGTTCCGCAGAACGCGGGGGGGTTTGGGTCGATTCGGGAGGCGGCGCAGATTTACGCGGCCAATGAACTGGAGCCGATTCAGACGCGAATGATGCAGTTGAACGACTGGCTTGGTGAGGAAGTTGTCCGATTCAGAGCATACGAAATCGGGCAAGAGAGTTAACTTTGAGTCGATTTCAAAGTGGGGCTGGTCTGGTCGCTGAAGAAACCTGGCTTTAATGCTTTGGAAGTTGCGGAAGGTTTGTGGCTTAATCGTTTTTCTCAGCCAAGGACTGTCGGAGTCACCGTGATCTACGAAAAGAAAGAAGAGACGAATGGTAAATATATTCTCGGGGTGGCCTTGCTGGCATGTGTTTTAATCATTGAGTTGTTCTATCTGTATGCGGATTTTTCGAAAGAGTTTTGGGGGATTAAATTTGTTGATGTGGCAAATATTATTGCCCAATTTGCCACGGCGGCCGCATTTTATTTAGGTTTTCATCAGTATCATAGGAATAAAAAGGTAGAGCGGCAGGCAGTTATAGTATTGGAGTGTAAGAATTTAATATTGAAGATGGTGGCCGTAAGCAAGGAGTTTGATGTCGGAGAGGGTACTAGTTTCTCCAATATTAAATATTGCTGTACAAAACTTGGCAATCTTGGGTCTGACTTTAATGTGTTGTTTACTGCCTTAGATGAAGGCATTCAAAAAGCAATAGTTAGGATGCACTGGCAGGAAATGTATTTTAATGAGCTTCTGCACGTGATGCAGGGTCTTGAGCTGCGCTCGGCCGTTAGCTCTACTGATGGCGAAAAGTTGTATTATTTTGTCGTTCGAGATGATGCTCGTAGGAAAGCTAAAGCTGAAAATGTTTTAGAGGTTTTTTTAAACTATTTTATTTTAAAGGAGGTTTTAACTCATTACGCTGAGTCGGAGTTGTTAGGCTTTACGTTTGAATTCTCGGATCTTTATTTTTTCTTTCTGTTCTTTTTTGAAAGTAAATACACAAATGATTATATGTATGGAAATATGGCGCGGTTGGATGTTAGAGCGAGAGCGCCAATGATTGCCGCTATAAAGGATGTGTATAAAATCGACATCGAAATGTTTGCTCCAAAAAAATAATAAAATCTGGTAGGGGCACTCCCATATCTTTAAGGTTTAGTCACAAAACCTTTACCCGAGCAGATCGGACATTCTTCGCTTTGTCCGAATCGGTCACGACAGACGGGGCATGTGCAGAAAGCTGCTGACTCGATAAAGGGGCGTAGCTTTTCAAACGCGTGCAAGTCCCTCTCTTCTTGAGCAACCTGTGCCGCATTAACCAGAGCACGATAAGTGTCCGGATCGTCTAGGGGTTTACGGTCAACTCCGGCAATCACCCGGTCAGTTTCAATCAGCCGGTATCGTCGTCCATTCATTTCTAGGATCAGTCCTACGATTTTCCCGATCTTCCGGGAAAGACCCATAGTCAATCGCACACCGTCCGTATCGGAGTAAACCTTCCCGTCATAGGTAGACGAGGCGCCGCGCGGTTCCTCAGTCGTGAAGTTGAAGATCGAGCGGCTGATTGTGCCCAGCAGCTTGCCATTGGTGACCTGCACGACGTTGTAGGTCGATGCGCCACGGTAGTGATCAGGTGAATTCTGCAGTTCCTCGACGGTGTGCCAGTAGGCTGCGTCTGCCATCTCGTTCATATCAAACCGTTCAAGCTGATCGATCAGCCCCTCGTCAAACAACGCAGCTGCCATCTCGTGGAGTGTTTCCCGGTGCGCCTCGGGGTTTTGCATTCGAAAGTCCTTATCGTCGAGGGTCAAACGCCATCGCTGCATCCTGAGAGCTTTAGCCTGTCCGAAGTTCATGAAAATCAATCGCTGCACAAATACTGTATGTGCGTACAGTAATTGGCTCGGTGGGTTAACGCGAGCGTGGGGCGACGAGCTGTCACGAAACTGGGGGAATTGGCGTGCTTCACGGTGCTAGTGACGTGCTACACGCACTTGGCGCGCGCCGTCGTCCCCCCACCTCGCCTGCGGGCTAAATAGGTCTTTTTTTCCGCAGTCCTGCACCTGGCCAAGCGCCCCCACAGCCGGGCGCTGTAGCAGTGAAATCGAAGGTGAAAGAGCCTGCGGATCCCTGCGAAGGGTGGGGTCTGACAGGGCTGATCTGGTGAAGCGGAAGGCAGGTAGATGAAACCATTCGGTGCGTCTTTTTCAGGAACACCATCGGAAAAAAGTAATGTGGTAATTCGAATATCGGAACACCGGTGAAAGCCCCGGATTCATTGGCTTTGCTGGCTTACTTCAGAAAGTAATTTTGAGTAATGAAAAAGGTAATGTTGCTGTAAGTGGTTGATTTATAAGGAATGCAAAAAAAACAAATATTACTTCCTTAAAAGGTAATTACCTTACTTCTACATTACTCAAAAATTACTTCATGCCAATCCTTTGCAGCCCAGTAAAATCAAGGCTCTCAGTCAGATTGACCGTTCGGCTTACCAAAATTACCTTTTTCCGATGCCTTTCCCGAAAAAAGAACATTACCTATCAGGCGGTAGAGCCGATCGCCTCGCCACTCACTCATGCAGATGACGAAGAGACACTCGTGCGCAGATCGTTTTGCCCGCGACGGAAACGCTTGTAGGAAGTGCTTGGGATTGGAGCGACAGGCGAGGGTACCGACGATGCGAGAAGAACGCCGCTTTACGCTTGGGGAGAAAAAAGAGAGTGGGGTGGTACGAAAATGGTACGCGCGTTTCTTGATGAGGCTGGAGGCCAGAGGTTTAGCGACCTACAGGATTAGCCGTGCCAATCCATCATCGGAACGACGGACAGCGCTTGAAGTAGGGCCACATTGCTCTTTGCGCTGATGACCGTATCTTGTCGATTAACTTGCTCTTAGAACCTTCGCGAACAGAAAAACGCGCTGTTTAAATGAGGCATGTTTTTGCAGTCCCATTCCTACACCACCTTGCGCCTCCCCCTACACCTAAGACAGAATCCGCCGGCTTGTGCGTCTAGCTCGCGGGTTCTATCGTCCCTCCGTCACTGAAAACCAGTGATCGGGTTTGGTAGCCCGTCTCCGTCAGAAGCACAAGACTACTGTCTTGCGAGGGCGTTTCTCGTCTTCGTTTTATGGTGGTCATGCGCGGGGCGTCTTCGGATGCGCCGGGGTTCCTGACGACCGGTCTACCA